AAACCAGCAACAGTAGAGGAAACAAAATAATGGCCCGTATTGTCCTAACAGATGCTTCAGTTGTAATCAATGGCATCAATCTCAGTGAGTTTATTACGAGCGTGGCATTAAGCACCAGCGATGATGTGGTTGACACAACGGGTATGGGTTCTGCTGGTGCGCGTACTCGTATTGGTGGGCTTGCTGATAATTCAGTTACATTTGAGTTCAATCAAGATTTTGCAACTTCAGGCCCTGAAGTAACTATCAATGCAGTTGGTTCCTCACTTGTTGGAACACTTACAACCTGTGTTATTAAGCCAACATCAGCAGCAGTTAGTGCAAGCAACCCAAGTTACACATTCTCAGCCTTGTGCGCAGAATGGCAGCCACTTTCAGGTGCAGTTGGCGAACTTGCAACAGTTTCAACAACTTGGCCAATCTCAGGCAATATCACAAAGGCGGTTTAACAAATGCCACGCTTAGTATTAACAAATGCTTATGTTCTATTTGCAAGCAACGACATCTCGCAATATGTGACCTCAATAGGTCTTTCAAGTAGCGTAGATGTTATTGAAACTACAGGCCTCGGCTCATCAGCTCGCACACGCGTTGGTGGATTGTTTGATAATCAACTAACTGTTGAGTTCAATCAGGATTTCGCAGACAATGCCCTTGAAGAACTTATCAATGGCACATCACTTGCAACATCAACTGTTGGAACTTCGGTAGCAATGGAGATTCGACCAGTTAACGGTGCAGTCAGTGCAAGCAATCCAAAATACACATTTAACGCTTTGATCGCAGAATGGCAGCCACTTTCAGGTGCCGTTGGTGAATTGGTAACTGCAAGTGTAACTTGGCCAATCTCGGGCGTTATTACAAAAGCAATTTCATAATCTACTAAGGGGGAAAAGATGGATGGATTAGCAGTAAAGGTAAAGACAACCGAAGGCCTTGAGGTGTCATACAAATTGACACCTCGCATTATTGTTGCATTTGAACAACAGTTTGGTGCAGGTATGCCAAAATTGTTGGGAGAGCAACAAAAAATTGAACACATCTATTGGTTGGCTTGGAAAGCAATGCAGGTAAATGGAGTTGTTGTTAAACTTTTTGGCCCTGAATTCTTAGATACTATCGTTAGCGCCGAATTGGACAGTGATAGTTCTTTCGAATCCACCGCAACAGTTTAACTTATACGATTGCAGCCGTTGCGGTTGAAACTGGTATTCCCATCAGTGATTTGTTAGATGCTCCCGAAGGAATCCTTGAAGCAATCACGATCTATATGAAGGAACGAGCTAAAGCCAATGGCTGATGAAGTAATTGTTCTTACAGGTATCAAGGAAACTTTGGACGCGCTTAAAGAGTTTGATAAAGATGCGGTTAAACGCTTCAATAAAGTTATCAATAACGAATTAAGAGGCGCAGAGCGCGATGCAAAAGGTTTAATCAGTGAGGACCCACCGATGAGTGGCTGGCGTAAGGCAGATGCTGCCAAAGGTCGCACTCGCGGTGGTGCTGGTTGGCCTGGGTGGAACGCTGGAGAAATCAAATCAAAGATTACTAAAACAAAAGCCCAGGGCAAAGTTCGTGGTGATTACACAACAAGTGCTGGTGCTTTGCTTAACAAGTCTGCAGCAGGTGCAATTTTTGAAACTGCTGGCCGTAAAAGTCAGGCAGGATTTGGCGGGGGTTCAAGTCAGCAATTCCTGCGAACAATCGGCAACAGATTTGGTAAGGCTTCGCGTGTAGTATGGCGCGTTGTAGATAAAGACAGAGCAAGAATTGAAGAAAATGTAGCGCGTGCGCTTGAACAAGCAAAAGCCGATCTACAAAAACACTTGAATAAGGAGCGTGCATAAATGGCAGTTGGCGCAGTCGTTGCCCGCATCCTCACCCAGTATTCTGATAAGGGTTCAAAGGCTGCAACAAAAGACATTAACAAACTTGGTAAAAGTTTTGATGCCTTTGCCAAAAAGTCTGCAAAAGCATTTGGAATTGCAGCATTAGCGGCAGCAGCCTTTGCAGTAAAAATTGGCAAGGATGCAGTTCAAGCTGCAATGGAAGATCAAAAGAGCCAAGCCCTTCTTGCTAACTCTTTGCGCAATACTGTTGGTGCAACCGATGATGCAATTGCTGGTGTAGAACGACATATTACGGCGCTACAAAAGCAATTCTCTGTTGCAGATGATGAACTTCGCCCTGCGTTTGGTAGATTGACAGCAGCGTTTAATTCAACTACGGCTGCTCAAGAGGCAATGCAAATTGCTTTGAATGTAAGTGCATTTGCATCTGTTGATCTAGCCACCGCATCTGATGCAATTATCAAAGCAAGTCAGGGGCAATATAAAGCCATTACAAAACTTGTTCCTGGTATCGGTGCTGCAACATTGGCAACAAAAGACTTTGGACAAATCACCGATAAAGTTTCAAAACTAACAGGCGGTGCTGAAAAGTTTGTAGCATTAGTGACTTCACAGTTAATACCTAAAATTGAAGCCTTTGTTGCACTGAACAAGGATAAGTTGGCTGCAGGTTTCCAACTTGCTGCAGAAATGGCCTTTAAGTTACTCACAGTTGCAATTGCTTTTTCTGACTGGTGCGCAAACAATATGGGTATCGTAAAAGGTATGGCTGCGCTTATCGCTGGAATGTTCGTTGTAGGTCGCATTGCAGCCTTCATTAAAGCCATTCAAGGAATCATTGCAGTAATGGCGGTACTACGAACCACCTCAATTGGTGCAGCAATTGCAACTGCATTTGCCACATCAGGTGTAAGTATTGCTTTAGGTGCTGCAGCCCTTGCAACGGCAGGACTTGGCATTTACACGCTAAACGGAATGGTTGGTGAAAATGCTGGTGGTGGCACTGGTCGCAAAGGAATCAGCCCCCGTGGTAATGCTAACAATCGCGATTTTAGCGTTGACCCATACACACCGCCTGTTGTTAAGGGGCTTGATGATTTTACTGCTGGGCTTAACAAAGCAACAAAAGCAACAAAAGATAGTAAGAAATTGCAAGATGCAATTACTGCTGAAGCGGTACGCCAAAATTTAGCACGCCAAAAGTCACTTTCAGGTTCAACTGCTCTTGCGGTTGGTCAGGGTGGCAGGTTGTATATGCCAAATAGCGGTGTAAATGTTGCCGTAAAAGTTGAAGGTTCAGTAGTTAGCAATGAAGATTTAGTAACATCCATTGTGAACGGCATTGAACGAACAACTCGCCGTAGCTTTGGAACTGTTGGGGCGTTTGACATACTATGACCGCATTTGACGGAATCACCTCACCTGCAATTGCGGTTCAATTTCTTAAAAGCGGAACTTGGACTTCAGCCACCACAACTGATGTAATTCAAATTGATATTCGCCGTGGTCGAACACGCCAAAGTGAACGCGATCAGGCAGGTATCTCGGTTGTGGTTTTCAATAACACAAGTGGTTATTACGACCCCGATAACACCAGCGCGGGAAACCCGTGGGTAGTTTCAGGTACCAACATTTTGCGCGATGGTTTGCAAATGCGCATTGTGGCTACAATTGGTGGTACATCTTACAACCTTTATTACGGCTTCCTTGAAGAAACAAAAGTTAATCAAGGTGAAGCACCTAGCGTTTCAATGACTTTTGTAGATGGCATTGCATACATTGCCGATGCCCAGGCACCAGCACTGGCAACTGCAGGCTTTGCCGAAACCGCAGCCACACGCGTTGGCCGTATGTTGACTTATGCAGGATGGACAGGTTCAACCAGTCTTACTGGCACTGTTGGGATGCTTGCCACGGTTCAGAATCGTTCTTGTATGGCGCTGATCTACCAGGCAGTTGATGCCATTGCTGGCCGTTTCTATATCTCGCGCTCAGGTGTTGCAACATTGGTGCCATTGGCCGATAAGTTCAGCCGCCCAACTCAATTGCTTTTTACTGATACTCAAGCAAGCAACACTGTTGGGTATATGCAACTTTTAACTAATCCTGGCACTTATTATGTTGTAAATCAGGCAGTTGTGAACCGCACAAATACCACTAAGCAATACACATCACGATACAACCCAAGTGTTAGTGCTTATGGCATTGCCAAAACTGTTATTGATGCACCCGTTGCAACCGATAGTAATGCTCAAAACTTAGCTTTGTACGAATCACGCAAGTTGGCAACACCTGATACTTATGTTGAACGCATTGATTTTAACGGTTTGGCAGTGGCTAGTTTTGGTGCTTTGTATCCTGACTTTTTAGCAACAGAATTGGCCGATCAAGTAAGTGTTGTACGCACAACCTATGATGGCCGCACTATTCAATGGAACCTTGTAGTTGAAGGAATGGCACATAGAATTACCCAAAACAACTGGATGGTTTCTTATACCACTTCAGCCATCAACCCTTATAGCATCACAATTTAGGGGGAGCAATGCCACTATGCCCGCAGATCACTAACACGCCAATAACAGTTTCACTTACTTCAGATTTTACTGTTACAAATGTTGTGCCAGTTCTTGCTGCCAACACCGAGCAATTAGCGGCTACTGATGCAAATGTTACGGCTGCGGTAGCAACGGCAAATGCAGCAGCAGCCACGGCAGCAACTGCGCAGGCAGATGCAACTGAAGCCCTTGCCGATGCAGCCACTGCCTATAATGCAGCCATTGGTTCGCTTCAGCCAAGCGCCAGCACCATTGTTAATTCTACAAATCAGATTACTGCAATTGCAGCCAATGGCATTACGGTTTATTCGGGTGCATCTTCATCTAGCGGTGCGCGTGTAGTCCTTAATTCTGCGGGTTTGGCTGGGTTTAACTCAGGTGGCACTGCAACTTTCTCAATTAGCGCCTCAACAGGTGCTGCGGTATTTTCAGGTTCAGTTACTGGTTCAACCATTACAGGTGGAACACTTAACATTGCTGGT